TAAAAGAGGCATACTGAAAGATAAGTCTCCCAAAGTACCCATGAGCCGCAACAATGTTATACGTCTCTTCTTCTTGACCGAATTTGTATCCATAGTTCTGTGAAATTAAGCCAGTCGTTTCTCTAATAAGTGAGGAAGTAACAAGACTTCCGTGCATTGCAGCGAAAAGAGCACCGCCGAATACCCCAGCAACACCGAGCATGTGGAAAGGATGCATGAGGATATTATGTTCGGCTTGGAATACGAACATGAAATTGAAAGTACCGCTAATACCAAGAGGCATACCATCACTGAAGCTCCCTTGACCGAATGGGTACACAAGGAAGACTGCAAATGATGCAGCGACTGGTGCGGAATAAGCTACGCATATCCATGGTCTCATTCCTAGTCTATAGCTAAGTTCCCATTGCCGTCCCAAGTAAGATGAGATACCAATAAGGAAATGGAAGACGATGAGTTGGTACGGCCCTCCGTTGTAGAGCCATTCATCAAGGTTTGCAGCTTCCCATATTGGGTAAAAATGCAATCCGATTGCGTTGCTTGACGGGACAATTGCTCCCGATATGATGTTGTTTCCATAGAGTAATGCTCCTGAAACTGGTTCTCTGATTCCGTCAATGTCAACAGGTGGTGCAGCTATAAAAGCTATAAGAAAGCAAGTTGTAGCAGTTAACAAACATGGTATCATAAGCACACCAAACCATCCCACGTAAAGACGGTTGTTAGTGCTAGTTACCCATTCACAAAAACTTTCCCAGTTTGATTGAGTTAAAGTTAATGTTGACATTTAAAATACACCTGGGATAAGCTGTCCAGTAGTAGCGTACGCCCCTAAAGCAGCAATTACTCCAAGCATAGCTGCAATTCCGTTAAGTCTCTCTGCTTTTTCAAATTGCTTGTCGTTGTTCATAATAATGGGTTGTGTTTCGTTTGCAAAAATGTTCTGTTTACCGTATTCAGTAGTAACAGTCATGTGGATGTTTTAAAATAATAGTACAGGTAATGGCGATGATGAACTTTCAGGTCGCCAGGTTCAGTTAAGCTACTGTTTCACTTGCAGCAGGTGTACCATCAGCGGTATCTCCTGCAAGTTTATCACATTGTGTCAGGTCACTTACACCTGATCCTTTAACTCCAGGGATAAACCATCTATCACCTGTAGTGTTTACCATGTATTTAACATGGAAAGTATCCCCTCTATTTGAGGGGTTATAATACATTCCTGCCATAATTTTTAGAATTGTAAGTTATCAGATCGTTCTAATTTATCTATTACATCTTGTCTATAAGCTGGATCGTTTTCATATCTAGGATCACCCATAGCTTGAACTAATTCAGCTTGGCTTCTAAAATTATCACCAGCTTTAGCTGCTTTACCAGTCAACATTCTACCTTCATAACCATTAGTGTTTTCATATTGTGATTTCAAACCAGCAATTGCTAGCTTAATAGCTGGTACATTACCAGTACTTACTAACTGATCAAAAGCACTAATAGCTGTTGGATCTAAATTATCTCCAGCCCATTGTACAATCTTACTGTACTCATTCTCACCACCAACAGAGTTCTTGATAGAATTAATATCATTATCTGATACATCTATCTCTTGCTGCTGTTGTGCTGGTTGTTGAGGGTTTTCTTTTTGAGCTTGGAGATAAGCACTAACTAAATCCTGGCTACTCATTTCATTAAACCTTTCTAAAGTTTCAGGTTTAATGTCACCATCGTTATCATAGTACTCAGTAGAAGCTTCTTTAATTAATGCAAGTGCTGGAGAATCTTCCGTAGTTTCTTCTGTTTCTTCTGACGTTTCTTGTGCTTCATCAGAATTGTCGGATTCGCTAGTTGTTTCGCTATCTTCCGAACCTTTTTCTCCAAACTTTTTTTGAAGTTCAACATAAGCTTTCTCTAATTCCTCTGCGTTTTGGAATTTACCAGCTAATAATTCTTGTTCTTGTTCCGCTAATTTTTCACCTACTTGCAGTGAATCCTGTTCCTCTGGGGAGAGTTCAGGAGAATCAGCTGGAGTGGGGTCATAGGTAAGTGTTTCTGCCATTGTCAATTACTTTTAAGTTACCGAGACCAACACGGTGTACCTTATCAGGGTCGACACCGATTGTTGGTTCTCCTATTTGTGGTTGAGGACTGTACTTTGTTACTGTAGCATCCTCTGTAGTTGTTTCCGTCTTAGGTTGTGCCACTTTCTTAGGTGCTTTTCTAGCTACCTTCTTCGGGCGGGACGGCTTCACCTTGTCCAATACTTTCTCCTAGTTGTAAGTTTTTAGATGGATCAGCTAGTGGAGCACCAGCCATTTGACCAGCTTGATCTACTAGTGATTGTTGTGCAGCAAGTTGTTGTTGTTGCTGTAAGTCTTGTTGTATTTGTTGTTGAGTCTTAACTAAGTTTAACACATCGATACCTTGTGCAGCTGCTAAACGTTTGATAGCTTCTGAAGGATCGATGAATTGCATTAGTGCTTCTGGACCCAATGTCTGAGCAATAGTTGTAATGAATGCGGTTAAGCTTTCTCTATCCTGACCTCTACCAAGAGCATTTACACCTGCTACTATTTGAGGACGTACTAAATCTTTAGGTATGTTAGGTATCTCTTTAGATCTTTGTAGTATTAGTAGTGTTCTATTTAGATAGGGTACTAATAGTTCAACAGTAAGTAACGAAAAGATCCCTCCTAACTGTTGTTCCAATTCTAACTGAGTAAGTCTAACTTCTTCTGCTGTAGTCCGTTCGGATTGCCGTACATTAAGTTGCATAAATGCATCAGCTATACGACTTTCCAATGTCTGCATCATCTGTGCAGCTGTGCTAAAGTCAGCAGTTTTACCAACTTGTATTACTGCAAGATCTTCTGGACGTCCTTGTATGATTGCACCGTTACCTGCTTTAGATACAGTGCTTGGTTTTGTTGTAGATGAAGGTGATAGTAAGAAGATAACTTTTGCTGCAGCTTGTGAGCCTTCAACAAGAGCTGATGTTAAACCTTCTAGTGAAATGAAATCACCAAGGAACTCTTCAACTCTACCTCTTCCATAATCTTCACCATCTACAGTATTAAAACGTAATGGTAGCCATGGACTTGTATTTTTAGGAGCTGTACTACGGCTGTTAGGTAGTATCTTATCGAATACTTCCTGATGCCATACCCATCTCCCACTTTTATCATCCAATCGAACGTAGGTATACACCTCAACGTCATCATCATCTGAGCCTGTCTGATACCCATCATCACCAGGATGATTAGGTTTAGGATCTGGCAGCTCAACACCTAGAACCTTACGACTAATTAATTCTTTTGTAACTATTTCTAATACGTTACCATTACCGTCACGATTAACAGTATATCTATTGAGTGGGAAGTTCTTAAGACCATCCTTACCCATAAATATAAGAGAGTTACCACCAACAATTAAATGTTTAAGTGCTTGGTGTATAACAACACGGTCACTAGAAGCTGAAATGTATTCCATAACCATTCTCTCCATCTTACTAAAGGAAAGATCTAGTTCACTTCTAATCTCTGGTGGTAGTTCTTCTCCTAACTTATCATCTCTAACTTGTAACTTAAAGAACGTGGTTTGAGGAGGGAGTAAGGCTAACATTAGCTTTGCTGCTAACGTAACAACAGCCTTAGCTCCTACGCTTTGCCATGGTTGCTTTAAACTTTTATTGTTAGATCGGATTGTTAAATCATCTGATATTAAATAAGGTAACGTGAGTTTAGAACATTCAACTGCAGTATCTAAGAATTGACTTCTGTTATTACTCAGTTGGTTGTATCTTTCACGTGCCTTCATGCCATTGGATCTCCTGCGTTAGTATTTTGTTGATAAGGTCCAACATTTAAACCAGTCATGTCTGGTGATAGTTTTATCCTTAAACCTTTAGTACCTTTAGCATCAGGTGAACCTACTTTTTTACTTTGGTCTCTCCTTACCTTTGCATTAATGTCCGTTTCCAAAGGTGAAGGTGCTGGTACTGGTGGTGCTGGAGCTGGTGGTGGTGGTGGGGCAGGTGCTAAAGGTGGTGGTGGCGGTGTATTATTTTGTTGACGAAACGGTCCTATACACATTAGATGTCATCCTCCATATGAGATTTTATATATTCAATAACGCTGGCTTGGCCAGCTCGGTACATAATAGATTCTATTCCCTCCTTTGGATGAACTGGTTGCCAACCGAAATGAGAGTCAAGTCGGTTGATCAGTTCTTCTAACCTATCATTATGTAACTTAAGAGTATTGAGGGAGATTTGTGGCTGCATGTTCAAAAAAGGCTGGCATTCTGGCTCGCTGTGTCTCAGAAAATTCAGGTGCTTTACCTTCATACATTAAGCGATCACTAGCATCTAGCCAAAATTTTTTGTTTAAATATTTATCGGTAGTATTTATACCTAGAGGTTGGAATATCCAATTAATTGTGGCTTTCCTAAGTTTGTCCAGAGAATTACTCCACCGTAAGTCCATAGCAGAACATACGAGAGAATTACAGGCAACATGTATTTGCTCGTCTCTTGAGATATCGGCCGAGGTCGTCCTAAGACCAGCATCACCACAGAACCTAAAAAAAGGTAGGATAACAAAGAAAATTGCACGTTCGGCTACCAAAGCTTTTAATATTGTATGGTCAGGATGAGCCTCCCAAGCATCTCTCAGCTTGAAGGCTTCATATTCTGACTGTGAATCAGTACCAAGGGCATTAGTTATATAACCCAAGGCTTGATCATGTTTGATTTCATCTTTAACATTTGATTCTAGAAGTACTCGTGCAGAGTCGGGAACACCTTTCTCAAGTGCTTCTGTAACAAATTCACCAACTGGTAGCTCCATATGCCGTATTGCAA